TTTAGTAGAGAACCAGAACGTTTTATGAGATCTAGAAACGTTCATTTTTCTGCAACTGGAATACAACCATTTACTCGCCATTATCAGTTTTTAGATGGAAACACTGGTGTTGATATAGTTCCCAAACTTTTAGAAATATCTATGACTTCAGGTCAATTTGAAGTTGGCGAAATAGTAGATGGATTTTTTGAATCTGAAAGAATTATTACATTTAGAGTAGCATCTCAAAATCATAAAACCGGAACATATAATGCATCTACTGGATCATTGAATGCTAAATTCTTTACTTCGAATCCATATAATAATTCACTTTCACTTTCTGGGTATAGTCCCTCTTCAACAGTTTTAAATGTAGATACACTATCTCTTTCAGATGAAACTGATGGAAGATTTTCTGGATATACTAGAGTTGGAATGACATTGGTAGGAAGAACATCAGGAGCTGAAGCAACACTAACAAACAATAGACTTATAACAGATTCTAATGGTTTTATTGCTGGATGCTTCTTTATAAAAGATCCAAACGCAACTCCAGAACCTTTAGTCAAATTTGAAACAGGGACAAAAGTATTCAGACTTTCTTCTAGTGATATAGATTTGAGTCTTTTACCTGCAGGATATATAGTTTCTTCAGCTCAAGCTTCGTATAGTTCTTCCGGAATTTTGGAAACAAGAGAATTGGTACAAGTAACTGTAAGAAGGCCGCCTCCACCACCGCCACCGCCGCCGCGACCTGCACCAAGAGATCCGTTGGCACAAACATTTACGGTTGATGATGAAGGTGGATTTTTATCCTCTATAGATCTTTGGTTCCAACAAAAAGATTTGAATCAGGAATTAATTGTTGAGTTAAGAACAGTTGAGTTAGGAACTCCAACAAATAGATTACTTCAGGATTATACTAGAGTAATCTTATCTCCCGATGATGTTGTAGTTTCTCAAAATGCTAATGAAAACAGTTATACTAGAGTAACTTTCCCCAGCCCGGTTTACTTAGAACCTAATACAGAATATGCTATTGTTCTACTATCTCCACAATCAATAAATTATTATGCTTGGATTGCTAGAATGGGTGAAAGAACAATAGAAACATCTAATCTTCCTGATGTTGAATCTGTAATATATTCAAGTCAGTATACTGGTGGAAGTTTGTTTAAATCACAAAACGGAACAGTTTGGACTGCAAACCAATATGAAGATTTGAAGTTTAGATGTAATAAGTGTAGTTTTACTTCTTCAACTGGAACAGCATATTTCTATAATCCATCTTTACAAGAATCTAAAATAACAGAAGATTTTAATGTTTATAGTACTGTTCCAGATCCTATTACGACTTTCCCAAGAAAATTAATTGTTGGAATTAATACTACACAATCACTCAATGACATTTTAGTCATTGGTACAAAAGTTGGTGCAGGAAATACTACAAAGGGAACAATTGAAAATATTGGTGGACCAATTTCTGGAATTGTCACAACTAATGTCGGAACGGGTTATTCTCAAGGAACATTTAGTAATGTTTCACTTTATTCTGAAACTGGATATGGAACTACAGTTACAGCAACTGTTGTAATTAATTCCAGTGGTCAAGTTGGATCCGTTTCTATTGCAAATAGTGGTACTGGATATGTTGTTGGGGATGTTTTAGGAATTAAGACTTCTGATGTAACTAAAGGAAGTGGTGCTAGAATTACAGTCTCTGAAATTTATGGAATAGACAAGTTATATTTAACTGACGTTTCTGGAGAAACTTTTGCCCCTAATACATCAACAGAACTGATTTATTACTCTGATCCCAATACAAGAGTTTCAATATCTGGCACTTATGTACAAAGTAGTCAAGTTTTAAATCAATTATATGAAGGAAATGTGGTACAAGTTTATGATTATAGTCATGGAATGCATTCTTCAAATAATATTGTAACATTAGCTAATATTTCTCCAACTACTATTGGAGTTAAAATTCAAAACGAAGTAAACAGCGATTCAACATCAATTTCAGTAGAAAATATTGGAATATTTACTTCTTTCGAGGGAAGACCAGTTGGAGCATCAAATACTGGATATGCTATTATTAATAATGAAATAATTGGTTATACAAATGCAAATACTTCAACTAATGATCTTGAAGATATATCGAGAGGAATAGATCAAACTTCATCAAGAACACACCAATCTGGAGACATTATAAGAAAATATGAATTGAATGGCATTTCTTTAAGGAGAATAAACACTACTCATGATATGTCTTCTAATTCCAATTTTATCAATAACCTGAAAGAAATTGATACTTATTATTTGGAAATAGACAGATCGGGTAGAGCAAATGGTGATTATCAATTATCATTCGTAGACAAGAGAACAGTGGGTGGAGAAAACTGTGTATTTTCACAAAATATACAATATAATTCAATTAATCCTATTTTTAATATTTTAACACCAGAACTGACTAGTGTTTCATCTCAAATTCGTACAGTTTCATCAACAAGTGCATCTGGAAGTGAAATTTCATTTACAGATCTTGGATTTGAACCAATTCAATTAAACTCTGAAAATTCTTTAAATTCTCCAAGAATGGTTGCATCTAGAATTAATGAGATTAACAGATTAACTTCATTGCCTAGAAATAAATCTTTAACTCTCGGAATAACTTTGAATAACAATGGAAATACCAATTTATCTCCAGTAATTGATATTGCAAATTCTGCAATATTTAATTTTAAAAGAAATAGAATTAATCGTCCTATTTCTGACTATACATTAAATTCCGGAAGTAATTCCAACATCAATGATCCACATGCTTCAATTTATATAAGTAAAAAAATAGACTTAAAAACTCCATCAACTTCATTGAAGGTTTTAATTTCTGCTTATAGAGATTCTTCTGCAGATTTTAGAATATTCTATAAGTTATTTAAATCTGACAGTAGTGAAATTACCCAGTCTTACATAGCATTCCCAGGATATGATAATCTTATAGATACTAATGGTGATGGATTTGGAGATAGAGTAATTGATTCTTCCAAAAATAGTGGCAGATCGGATTCCTTTGTAAAATCTAGTGCTGACAATGAATTTTTAGATTATCAATTTACTGCAGATAATCTAGATCAGTTTTCAGGATTTATCATTAAAATAGTGATGAATGGAACTAATGAAGCAAAATCTCCTCGCTTTAAAGATCTAAGAGTAATTGCATTAGCTTAATATTATGATACCAGTAAAAGGACATAAAAACTTATATAGAGATGAAAATACAGGTGCTATCATAAATTGCGACATCAGTGAATATAATCAATATATTTCTTCAAAATTAGAAAAACAAAATCAAAAGGATGAGATTCAAAATTTAAAAAATGAAATAAGTGAAATTAAATCTTTACTAAAAGAATTATTAGAAAAATAATTAATTTGTATATTTATAAATACCTACAGGTATTTAAGCATTAGATAATGGCAGTTTATGTATCTAATATAATTATAGAGCAGGGGTTTGATTTTTCTAGTTCTTTTGCTTTAGGAGATTCTAGAACAAATTCTAGTCTTAACATTACTGGATATGGTGTTACTGCACAGTTGAGAAAAACTTCTTCCAGCACATCATATGTTTCTTTTGAAACATCAATTCTAGATTCTGAAATTGGTATTATTAAACTTTCATTAACAGATGAACAAACATCAAATTTGAAACCCGGTAGATATGTATATGATGTTATGGTAGAAATTGGTGGTTTAAATTCTGGAGGGACAAAATATAAAGCATTTGAAGGTATGGCTTTAGTAAGACCAGGAGTAACAAGGTAATGCCAAGTATACCAGACAGAATTGGTGGACAAGGAGTTATAAAAGTCCTTTCAAATATTAGTGGATCTTCAGTATCTAGAATTCTAGATTTAAGTGATGTTGATTCATCAAGTCTAGCAGATGGTTATTTTCTAGAATATAATGCCAATACATCTAAATTTATTACAACTGATACTTTTAGATTTGTAAAAAATATTAATGTAACTGATACGTTAACTACACAAAATCTTGATGTTACTGGAATTACAACCTTTAGGGGTGACTTATTTGTAGGATCTGATTTATATGTAGAAGAATACTTAGTTTATAATAAAAATTTTAACGGTCCAAATGGAATTGGATACTTTGATAATAGTGGCAAATTAGTAAGTACTGGAAATACATCAACTGCAATAGAAACGAGTAATTTTATATTAACTACCGATGAACCATCAGGAATCGTTACTTGGACTAGTATTATTGATGGGGGAGAGTACTAATGGCAAAACCTACAAGTAGACAAGAACTTATAGACTATTGTTTAAGGAGATTAGGTGCTCCAGTATTAGAAATCAACGTTGATGATGACCAAATTGATGATTTGGTAGATGACGCACTTCAGTATTTTCAAGAAAGGCACTTCGATGGTGTCGAGAGAATGTTCTTAAAATATAAGATTACTCAAGAGGACTTAGATAGAGGAAGGGCCAAAAATACTGAAGGTGTTGGAATTGTCACCACCACTTCAACATCAACAAATATTAGTGGATATGGGACAGTATCATCTTCATTTTATGAAACCTCCAATTTTATTCAAGTTCCAGATTCTGTAATAGGTATAGAGAAGATATTTAAGTTTGATACCAGTTCTATATCTGGAGGAATGTTTAGTATAAAGTATCAACTTTTTCTCAATGACTTGTATTATTTCAACTCGGTTGAACTTTTACAATATGCTATGGTTAAAACATACCTAGAAGACATTGATTTTCTTCTTACTCCAGATAAACAAATAAGGTATAATAAAAGACAAGATAGATTATACCTCGATATTGATTGGGGAGCAGCTTCTTTAGATACTTATTTTGTGATTGATTGTTACAGGATTTTAGACCCAAATACATATACAAATGTATATAACGATAGTTTTCTTAAGCAATATTTGACTTCATTGATAAAAAGGCAATGGGGACAAAATCTTATTAAGTTTCAAGGTGTAAAACTTCCTGGAGGTATTGAGTTAAATGGAAGACAACTTTATGATGATGCCGAAAAAGAACTTGAAAGTATAAAGCAAAAGATGTCCACAGATTATGAATTGCCACCATACGATTTTATAGGATAATTATGGCATTAAATCCTTTTTTTCTTCAAGGTTCTTCTGGAGAGCAAAATCTTGTACAAGATTTAATAAATGAACATTTAAAAATTTATGGAATAGAAATTTACTATATTCCAAGAAAACTCTTAAAAACTGATAATATACTCAATGAAGTTCAATCATCAAAATTTGATACAAGTTTTGTAATTGAAGCATACTTAAATAATTATGATGGATATTTTCCAGATATTGATGTTATGAGTAAATTTGGAATTACTCTAAAGAATGAAATATCTTTAGTAATTTCGAAAGAGAGATTTGAAGAATCAATTTCCCCGTATTTGGCAGAAATAATGTCAGTTTCCCAAATATATTATCCTGGGGAGGATTTAGCATTTGTCGATAGGCCCAAAGAAGGGGATTTAATTTATTTTCCTTTAGGTGAGAGAATATTTGAAATAAAAAAAGTTGAGGTAGAAAAACCATTTTACCAACTAGGTAAAAATTATGTATATGAAATATCATGCGAACTATTCGAATATGAAGATGAAGATATTGATACTGGAATTTCTGAAATAGATAACGTTATTGAAGATGTTGGATACATTACAGATTTGAAATTGGTCGCTTTTGGTGAAACTGCACAATGCAAAGCATCTATTAGCCCTCTTATGGGTGTTAGTAGTATTGTATTACTTAATGATGGATATAGATATACCGAAACACCGATGGTTACAATAAGTCCACCTAAAGGAGATCCCGATACAAGTGCAATTATTGGTGCCACATCAGTGGATAATTTTTCTAAAACCGCAACTGCTGTAGCAATAACAACTTCAGTTGGAGATGGAAAATCTATCAAAGAAATATTAATCACGAATCCAGGTTATGGTTACACAGAACCACCTGCTATTACAATTACTGGTGGAAATGGTTTTGGTGCCATAGCAACATGCGTTATAACTTCGGGATATATTTTGGATATTGGCGTTATTGATAAAGGAGACCGTTATTATACTCCACCAATAATTACTATAGACCCCCCTGTTGGTGGAGGAACTACAGCAACAGCAGTATCTAGAATTGAATCTGGTAGGCTTTCGGATATTTTAATAATAAATGCTGGATCTGGATATACCTCAATTCCAAATATTACAGTTTCTCCACCTCCTTCTGTTGGTTTTGGTACTTATATTGTTTCCGAAACAGTTACAGGATCTCTTTCTGGTACTACTGCTGAAGTTAAATCATGG